TATTTTCACCATAGTTGTTTAAACCTACTTGGAAAAAGTTAGATGCCATTTTATCCGCGGTAATTGAATTAGCTTGGATTAAACTACCCTTAATGGTGCCGGCTGTAATTTTATCAGCGTTAATATCCGTAATGTAAGCGCCTGAAATGAAGGCATTCCCAGAGAATACAACGCTATCAGCATCCAGTAATAATTTACCCTTTCCAGACGCTACTTGAATAAGGGTGTTGCCCCCTGCTTCCTGATTAATCTGTGAAATGGTAGAACCCTTAGCAACCTTAGAATTAATGTTGTTATTAAGCACTGTAATTTCTGCATTGTAATCAGTGGTTGCTACCTTTGCATTAATCAGATTGCTTAGCTGAGTAACCTTGGAATTGTAATCTGTAGTGTTAACCTTGTTTGATACCGTGGATTGAATCCCATCTACAGTAGCTGTTAGGTTAGTCACACTTGAAGCAGTAGCACTATCAGCGGGATTAGGACACCAATCAGTTGCTACGCTCCCTTTTTCAAGTTTAACTTTTGTTATATAAGCATCTACTGTATTCTGTGCAGCATTTCCAAAGTCTTGCCTAATTAGAAAGTTTTTTCCAGTGGCCGTAATATCTGATTGTGTTGTAAATGTTATTACATATTGTTTATAGTTCGTGGTCAAAGGTATAACCGTATGATTATCACTTTTAGCTCCTACTGCGGGATAACAATAGAATAGGATTGAGCCTGTTCCCTTAGCGTAAAAACTAGCTGTATAAGTAGTGCTAGGCTGTAAAGTGTTATCAGGTAGCAACTGATTAAGTATAATTATGTCATCTGCTGTAATTGTTCTTGCATAGTGCATAGTTGCGGGCGTCATGGATTTGTCAATTGTTCCTTTAGTATTTACAATCCAGTTTTTACTGTAATCATTTGTAAATGTAAGTAAGTTAGTTCCTACTGCACTATTGTTAACCTGTGTTTGCAAACTGGTTAGGTTAACATTCCATTTATTGGATGCCGTTGTAACTTGCGTAGTCGTCCAGTCCTGAGTAGCATAACCACCCTTAGTAAGTAATCCAGTAACGTCACTAGAACTAACCTTTTCTTTGATCGCATTAGCGTTAGTAGTTATGCTTGCTTGTGCTGTTTTAACAGTTCCGCTAAGCGTGTCTAAGTCAGTTTGACTAGCCTTTAATGCAATCTGTTTACTGTTCTGGTCAATCTGAGTAGCTTGGCTGGTTGTAGTAGTTTTTAACCCTGCTACTGCACTAGAATTAGCACTAACGGTAGCTTGCAGAGCCTTAGCAGTAGCTGTTACACTAGCAACATTTTTCTTATTGTCCGCTATGTCTAAACTAGCCTGACTGGCACTAGCTTTAAGACTGGTAATATCACCCTGAGCAGTTTTTAAACTGGCTGAGGTCTCACTAGCTGTAGTAGCAACCACTGCCACATCAGACTTAGCATTAGTAGCTGTTACGCTTGCACCACTGGCTGTAGTTAGTGCAGTCGTAGCGTCCTTAGAAGCATTGGTAGCAGTCGTTTGAGCTTTAGTAGCTGTCTGAGTAGCCACCACAGCATCACTCTGGGCATTTGTAGCTGTGGTTTGGGCACCTGTAGCAGTTACACTAGCTGTTGTAGCTAAGCTATTAGCTTTACTTGCAGTTACACTAGCACCGGATGCTGTTGTTACAGCCTTAGTAGCATCACCGCTTGCAGTAGTTGCTAATACTGAGGCATCACTAGCTGTTTGAGTGGCAACCGTTGCATTACTACTAGCATCCGTTGCTGTTGTTTGAGCTTTCTTAGCAGTTGTTTGAGCTACCACGGCATCACTTTTAGCGTCTGTTGCAGTAGTAACAGCACCTTTAGCAGTAGTTACGGCACTAGTTGCATCCTTAGAAGCATTAGTGGCTGTGACTGATGCCCCTGAGGCCGTTGTGATTGCCGTTGTTGCGTCCGATTGTGCGTTAGTGGCTGTTAAACTGGCCTCTGAGGCCGTCTGTAAAGCACTAGTTGCGTCACTTTGAGCGTTTGTAGCAGTCGTTTGTGCCTTTGTAGCACTTAAACTAACAACAGCCACATCACTAGAAGCGTCTGTTGCAGTAGTAACAGCACCTTTAGCCGTTTCAACTGCGGTTGTGGCATTGCTGTTAGCATCCGTTGCAGTTAAACTAGCATCACTAGCTGTTTGAGTGGCAACCGTTGCATCTGATTGAGCGTTAGTAGCTGTTGTTTGAGCACCTTTAGCAGTCGTTAGTGCAGTTGTAGCGTCCTTAGAAGCATTTGTTGCAGTCACTGATGCCTCACTTGCAGTTTGTGTTGCAATAGTCACATCACTAGCCATATTAGTAGCAGTTGTTTGGGCTTTGGTGGCCGTTTGAGTGGCTAATACTGCATCAGATTTAGCATTAGTAGCGGTTAAACTGGCCTCACTTGCAGTAGTAATAGCTGTTGTGGCATCACTTTGTGCATTAACAGCTGTTGTTTGGGCTTTTGTAGCTGATTGCGTAGCCACCACGGCATCACTTTTAGCATCTACAGCCGTTACACTAGCATCACTAGCAGTCTTAGTAGCAGTAACTGATGCACTCTGGGCGCTATCTGCAATGGTCTTAACAGCGGTAATAGACTTTGTGTTAGTAGCAATTTCTGCATTGGCTAAATCAATTGAGGCGCTAGTTGAACTGTTTAAGTCATCAATTGCAGTACTGTTAGCACTAATTAACTTGTTAGCCTTAGCAATATCATCATTAGCCACCGCTACATCACTCTTAGCAGTTGTTGCATTAACATTCACAGCACTGGTTAAGTTAGCAACCGCTGTAGAGTTAGCGTTAATTGCACTAGTGACCTCACTAGCATTAGTCTTAATAGACGCTTGTAAACTAGCCACAGCTGAGCTATTGGCTTTCTGGTTAGCACTAATAGCCTTAGTGTTGGCATCAATTGCTGATGTAGCACTAGTTATTCTGTCATTTGCCGAACTAATTGAAGCAGTCATACTACTATCCAAACTAGCAACTGCACTACTGTTAGCCAGTGCATTACTCATAGCCGTTTGGGCACTCGTTAGGGCATCATTGGCATCACTATTAGCAACTGCAACAGCACTATTAACATCTACAATTGACTGGCTATTGACCTTACTTGATTCAATCGCTTGGCTGGCTTGTGCTGTAGCAGAACTAGCAACATTAACAGCATCACTAATAGCAGTCTGTTGTTCTCCCACTAACTTACCAACTTTGTTCAAGTCATTCTGCATGTTATTACGCTGATTGGTGTCACCAACGTTAACCCATGAGCCATCTACCCAAACGCTGGTTAGAGCTGTTTTCTGCTTGTCGCTAATGTTACCAGCAACATCTTTATCCGCCATCTACAACACCTCCTGTTATTGTGTCATCTGGATTAATTGAATCTGTATCTTCATCAGTTGTCGGATCAATAGGCTTGACCCAGATAGCACCATTCTTAACCGTGTTAGTGTTACTTGGATCACTATTTGAATAGAACACCTGTGGGACTTGTCCTAATTGAGCTTTCAACTCATTTAAAATCTGTAAATTATTTCTGTTATTGTTTTGATGCAAAATTGAAGCCGGTAAATTATCATAAGTAATCTGTGTTTGCTGGCTTTCACTGAATGGGTACCACGTATAGCTAACTACCGTTACATCAGTAGAATATTCCATAGTTTGGATATTTAGCCGTGCCTTTTCACCTGCTATTGGCATCACATTGGAATTGAATGTAAGTGTGGTTGTGATAACAGGGTCTGGGGTTAATTGACTTAATCCGTAGGCTTTCATGCTATCAGCGTTGGTAAAACGGTCATCACTAAGATCTGGCATAGGATGCAGACCCCAGTTGTTAATAGATTCTTGATCTGAAACAAAGAATGGATTGAAATAATATGTTTCTGTATCGTTATCTGTATCAGAGTCTGAATCACTGGTATCAACCGTTGCCCCAATACACTTCACTTGGTTGTACACGCCGGTGGAATCAATCGCTAAATCAATCTCTGATGTGTCATGAATGTAGTCGATACGTTTCTGAGACTGTTTTACAAAGGCATCAGCTGAATAAACATGAATAACCTTATTAACCCCTCGTATAATGGTGCCTTCCCACGTATCAATAATTTTACTGGTCATATCTGACCCACTACCGTTACCTAAATCAGTAATTTGTTGCTTGTCAAAACTCCCGTGAATAGCATAGCTAAAGCCTAAGAAGTTAACTGAGCTATCACTTAGCCAATAATTAAGCACGTCCTGCACTGTGTAAGTTAAAGTACCTGTTTGCACGTTGTGCTGAAAGATTCGACTGAGTTCACTATTTACATACTGGATAGCTGTTACTTGTGGAAGGTTAGTAGAAGTTAAGGTTGGCTGTACTTGCTTAACCACAAATAAGTCATCATTAAACGTTATTAAACTCTCTATGCCAATAGCTGGGAAGCTGGGGCTTCCATCATCATAAGCGGTAAATTGCACTTGATTAGTGTTGTTATTTTCATACTGGTAGTTGAATGTATTACGTTCATAACAGGTCAAAGGAATAATATTGTTAGACCCATGAGCCTGAATGGTCATGTTGGGGTTAAACTCTGCGCTGTCGTCTATTTCCTCATTAACTAAGGCGGGTGCAACGTCTTCATTAACCAAGATACAGCCATGTCTCATGGCAAATTCTGGGCAAATAGTTTGCTGGCGGGTACTCCACTTAGTAAGTTCTCCCTGATAAGCTGATTGAAAAACTAATCCATTGTGGGTAGGATCATCAGAGAATAAGCGAACGTTATTACCATCATGAAACATCTGTGGGGCTTCAACCCAGTGGCTAATATTACTTTCTAATTGCCCGTAATATTGTGGTGTGGGGGCAAAATTAACCTTTACTCTGTCATAAGGGCCTAAATAATTATTAGATCTGTAGATGTAGTTACCAGCTGTACTCAGATAATAAACACCATCTTGAATATAAATATCAGGGTCAATATTTCTAACGTTTCCCTGTTGTCCTTTATTCCATGTGATTGGCTGAGATGGTTCGCTAACTACCCCATCATTACTTAAATCAGCTATATACAACTTAAAATTTGCATCGGCATCAGTATTAGCACAGTAAACAATATGGCTATTACCAGCTAAATCAGTAAAGATTTCCGGTGCCCAAATAGTATTAAAATCACCTAAATTAAGATCGAGTCCTTCAAACGTCACAAAATTGGTTGTTCGGTATAAAGCATAGGTACCAATAACGTAATAGTAATCGCCAATCTTTTTAACGTTGATATCCCGTAAACTGCCTAGCTGATCGGTAAAATATGCAACGCTGTTCCAATTGACTAAATTATCCGAGTAGGCCATTGCGGGAACTGCATTCCATACGTTCTTGGGTGTCGGATCTGCATAGAAGCCAAAGTATACATAACGGTGGTTGTTAATTGCGTCTAATGGTGCCAAGATACCAACTCCTTTCTAAGCTATTTAAATTTATGTATTAAAAAGAGACCCTATTACAGGTCTCCTTCGATTAGTTCAGGTAGATAAACTTAAAGTGAAAAGTTACATCTAAATCCGCTGAACTCTGTATTTTTATGTCATTAAATCCACTGGCTAAAGTTAGATATGAGAAGTCTGTACTGTTGTTAGCAAGCTCCCCATTCACATAACAATTAACACCGTCCCAAAGTAGTTCATCAGTAGCTTTTAAACTGCCTGTATATGCTACATGGGTGTTTGTGGTGGTGTTGTAAATGCTAACTTGACCGGTGGTGTTTCTTACGATTAACTGCAATTGATGGTGTTGAATAGGGTCTACTTCAATATCTGACGCATTGTAAATCTTAAAAGACCTAATTGCGTTGTACTCATATTGAAGTGACTGATTCATAGGTAAGTTCATACCTAATTGCCACACGGCTTTATCATAGGTCATTACTTCGTCTGAATAGCCTAATGAGTATTTCAACCCTGTAGGATTATCGAACGGGATAGTAATGAGTGCTGTATTACTTCCGTCCTCAGTCGGGGCAACCGTAAAATTACCAGCATAAACGTACTTAACCTTAGCTGGTTCACTATCAGTTCTAATCCGGTATAAACCTTTCTGACCAAAGAACCGTGCTAGGCTATGCTTCTTCATCTGATAGTCGTAGTAATCGTTAAATCTAAGCATAAACTTAGCATTAACTACGTTTTGACTATGAGTCTGAGTCACATAAGCAATGCCATCTAACCCATCATCAGTACCATACGAGTTAGTAATAATGGGATCTGAATCCTCACCCAAAAAGGTGAAATGACTGGTTATATCAGCCGTATTTACTTCTTCATTGCTATTAGGGGCAAGGATAAACATTTGAGCTTTTGGCAATCATTTACACCTCCTTAGTGTAGGGCTTGAAACCCTGATAAACTAGTATCTGTGGCTGTTTGACGGTAAACCCTTGATTTGTCGTAGCCAACTATTCCCTTAGTTGCTGTAACCTGATCCGCGTTGAGTCCAATAATCGTATTAAGCATGTTAGCCATAGCTTTAACTGTATTAGTAAGCTCTGCAATCTGGTTACTTGCATCACTAGTAGTTGCAGTAGCAGTTGAACTAGTTCCAGCTGTTTTAATATCTACAACCTGCTTCAATACTTGCCATGCTCGTGAATCCTTAGCTGAGTCAAGTGGGATAACAGCTTCTGGTTTGTTGTGTTCTGCAATCTGTGCATATTGCCAATTACGAACAATTCCGCCATTTGCCCAGCCGTGACCATTACCAATATTGCCCCATCCGCCTTCACCACCGTGGTTTAAAGCGTTGATAGCAGCGGCTATTTGATCTGATCCATTTAGGATATTAGTACGGCCTTTTAAAGCCCAAGTTTTGAAGGTTGATGGAATGAATTGCAGTAACCCTTGTGCGGGGTGCCCTTCACGGCTGTTAATGTCTGAAATACCTTGTTTAACTGTTGGATTCCCACCAGATTCAGTATTGATTTGACGTAGCAACTTAGCTACTTGACCTTCACTAATGTTAAAGTTCATCTGTCCAGCAACAGCTTTAATAACACTGCGCCAACGTTCAACACCTGATCCGCTAGGGTTGGCCATGCTTTCAAACATCTTCTTAATCCACTTCACAGCGTTCTTAGCAACCATGTTAGGAAGTCCAGTGATTAAGTCTTGTGCTAGGCTGATCTTAGAACTGGTGTTACCAATGAAGTGCTTTAATACAGACTTCATAAACTCTTCTGGTGCTTTAATAATCTTGTCTGTATCTTCAATAACATCCTTAGCACCATTCCAGAGACCGCTAAAGAAGTCACCAACACCACTCTTGTACATAGGAA